GGTCATTTCTTATAGTAGATTATATGTTACCCATTTGTAATGATCCAACAGTTGTAATAAATGGACAAAGTGGAGAATAATTAGCTCCATCATTTGTAGCATTGTGACCATGACCACTAGTATCTTGTAACTGAGCTGCTAAACCAGTACCTTGGAAAATTAATAGTTTAGTATCCGGTAGTGGAGACATATTATCTGTCGGTACATATCCATTAAATGGAGCTGAATAAACCGCAGCACTTGTCCATCTGAAGTTATTTAAATACCCATTAAATCCAGAACTATTCTCGTTACCATATCCAATAGTTAATGGTAAACCATTACTACTAATAGATCTAGACCATGATGATGTTGCTAACTCATATCCATCAACATACATATGGATAAAATTACCATTGCCTACTATAGCAATATGATGCCAACCATTTGTAATATCAATTCCTATACTACCTGGAGTTCCATAAATCAATGGACTACCATTACCCCAGAAGTAAATAACTGATCCTCCACCTTCAATAGAGATAGCATTAGGAGCAGGATATGCACCAAAGCTATATACACGTGGGAAACCATCAGTATTAGCCATCTTCATGAAGAACTCAATAGTAAAGTCTCCATAAATATCAAAATCTGTACTAGCTGGGATACTAACTTTACCTGGAGGGCCTTGATTTACATAAACTTGCCATCCTTTTGTACGTAAGTTTGATTTAGATATAGAACCATTACCTGTAGGAACAGCATTTGTACCGCCAGATAAATCTACATATCCACCTTCAACACCACTACCATCTAACCACTGTAATACATTATTTACACCTGTTTCTGTAAGAGCATTATCATAAAGAATAATATCATTAAGATTTGCTTCAGGTAATTGAATAGATGTAATAGTGTTATTTGAAAGATCAAATCCAAAAAGATTATTAAATGATTGTCCAGATATATCTACAGATCCTGATATACTAGAAGTATCCATATCAAAATACTGTAAACTAGTAAGTCCAGAAAGATTAGGCATACCAGCTGAAAAATCACTACCATCAAGACGTAAGTTTTGAATAGAAGTACATCCTGTTAAATTAACACTTGTTAATGTGTGATCACCACTACCATCAAGTTTTATACTATCACTAATATCTACAGTAGTTAAATTAGTAAGTCCGGATAAATCTACTGAAACTAGAGAATTCCAATCTGCATTAAAGTTTTGCAGATTAGGTAAGTTTTGTAGACCAGATATAGATGTTATAGTTGTTGACATGTTATCTAATATTAATCAGCTGAATAAAATTCTAAGTACGTTACTTTAGTACCATCACTAAAACATAATTGTACATTATAGGCTGTATTTTGACCAGTATAATCATGTAGAATCTCTAAAGGATCACCAGCAAGAATAGTACCTTCACTTGTTGTACCATCCCCCCAAGTAGCAGTGTATGTTACATCAGATAATGCACCAACACGCATTCCAAAGTTTGTTTGATTGTACAAAGTAGTATCAGCAACAAACTGAATGCATGCACCACCAACTGCATGTAAGTCAATAGTAGAAGCTGTTGACTGTATTTTATAGCTTGTAAAAAGACTATTAGGAATTATATTCCCTTTTTTGTCTTTACGTACATAATACTTAAACTTCTGCGGATGAGTACCTAAACCTAATCCTGATTTAATCTCAATTAAGTTCTTTTGATTAGGTACTGACACACCACTCATCATGGTTCCCGGTATAGGAAACCCTAAAGCGTCTTTTTGTGCATAAAACTTTTTAGCCATACTACTAATATTTATGGGTATACTTTACTTACCCCAAGAATGTAAAGCATAATGCTTTGCATATTGCTTTTCAAAATCATCTAGAGTAATTATGTTATCTGCATACGGTTGTACTACACTTGTAAACCAGCTAGGACCATACCATGTGTTCATTAATGATATTTGATCACATGCTTTACTAATAGATTCATGACCCTTTTCAGCACCAAAAAAACCGTTTAATAACAAGTTATTCCAGCTACAAAAAATAGTACTTGACTTTTCTAAACCATCAAAACTATTTATAGGTTGGAAGTCTACATCGACATATAGTCCTCCATATTCTTTAATAACATAAAGCCTTAAAAGATCGGCTTGAAAAGCATACTGTTTATCTTTACCAAAGATGTCGTATACTTCTTTTATATTATTTGGTAACTCTGGTAGATTTGAGTCAGTCCAGAACATATACTCCCAATTAGGATTCTTAAGTTTAGTATCTCTAATAAAATACCTTTCTCTTAATGGTATAGGTTCCGGACCAACCCAGATCTGATGTATTATTTTGTTCACTTAAACTATTACTGTGCAGCAATATGCTCAGGAACAATTAATCCTAGGCGAGCAATCTCTGCTTCTGCTTCAGCTTTAGTAGCTACTACAAAAATTTCAGTGTTACCACCAGCAGAACCTACAGATTCTTCTTCTGATAAACCCATAACTTGGATACCATTATGAATTAATCTCCAGTTTTTTCCGGTAACTGTTTTAATACCGTTTTGATCAGCTTGAATATATGCCATGTCTATTTTATTTATTAGTTAATAATTAGTTATGTTGAATATACCATCCACGAGCTATTAATACAGATATAGCAGCTAAACCAGTAGATGAAGGTGCAGCATTAGATCCACCAGTTAAGTACATGCTACCATACTCAGCAACTGTAGTACCATTAGTACCATCTAAACTTGCATACAGTGTTAATATACCATCAATAGAAGCTTGGCTTAATGAGGAGTATTGGAAATATAAACTAACACTACTTCCTCCTGATCCCCCTTTTTTCAATGTTCCAATAGTACCTAAAACTACATCAGTAAGTGTACTAGTATAAGTTGCTGCCAAATATGCCGGTGAGTTAACTAAACCTGGCAAGTTGATTCTAGTTAAATTAGCACTATTACTACCATTAAAACCACTTGTAAAATCCGTTAATAAAGGTAAATCAACTTCAAATGAAGGTTGATAAGATCCTCCCCAGTTAATTTGACCTGCTTTTCTTAATGCTGGAAACATTGTTTGTCTAAATCCTGTAATACCTGGTTGGTTAGCTTGTATTGAAAGGTTATTAACTTCTTGTAAAGAAGAGAAGTTAAAGTTTGAAGCAGTCATTAATGGCATATTACCAAAATAAAGATTACCTACTTTTACTAAATTAGGTAAACTAACTGAAGTTAATGCACTATTATATGTTGGATTAACATTGTTTGTAACTTCAGTTAATTGAGGTGCAGATAATGTTTGTAATGTAGAAGTACCACTAACCATAAAATCACTAGCTTTCTGCAATGTTGGAAACTGTATAGAAGTTGCTGTAAAAGTACCACCTCCATATCCACCTCCACCACTAATATTAATTGATGGAAGTGCTTCTATTGAAGGACTAAGCGAACCTGATTCATTAGGAACAGTAGCATAATAATAAAAAGGTATACTAACACTACTTCCAACTGTACCTCCTGTAACATTAATATCGATTGATTGTGAACCACCTCCACCTCCTGATGCTAAATCAGCAATAGCTTGAGCTGTTACTTTTTTTGTAGTACCACCTTGTACTACTGGTAATACTTCTGATCCTGATAGAGCAGAAGCTGACGTTAAGTCACTTATTTTTCTAGTTGCCATGTCTTATTATAATTATAATATGTTATTAGTTGAATAGTAAAATGTCGCCAGTTTCTGTAACTACAGTATCTCCTGATTCAGTCAAAAATGTAAATCCTAATACTTGTTGTAAACTAACAACATCAGGTTCATCAATTGGATCGTAGTGAATAAACAAGCTATTAGCAAGAATCTTTCCTTTTTCATCAAGACGAATGTAATATCTTAAACCTTCAGGATGAACAGGAAGAGACATTTCCTTTGTAATCTCAATGATGTTTGATTGTGCAGGGACTTTATCAGCAGACATCATAACACCAGGAATAGGAAAACCTAGTGCATCAGTTTGGGCATAAAACTTTAAAGTTGCCATATCTATATAATATTTTGTATTTGCTTGTTCGTATAACTTGCAGATTAAAACAAATAAAGTATATTTGCCACCCCTTTAAGGAATCTCTACATAATAATATATTAAAAAAAATGCAAACCACCATAAAAAACTAGCCTATGAATATAAACATTTGGTCTCCACTTATTCTTAATCACTTAACACTCAATCAGTTTGTGTACTTAGATTTTAGATCTAAAGGTATAATACCGCCTCCACATCTTATTGATGCCGTTAATGTTGATAAAGCATTACAGTTAAAGGGACTATTGACACAAGATGGTACTGTGACTCAAGCAGGAATAAAAATTATTGAAAGTTTCTATGATCAGATAGAACCAAAAAAGAAGTCTTTGATTTGTAGTCAGATGAAACATCCACAGATAAATGATCTTATACTAGACTATAGAGATTGTTTTCCAGGTGGTAATGTACAGGGACGTATATTACGTACAGGTCCTGCTGATTTAAAGAAAAGATTCAATGATTTCTTTAAGAAGTATCCTGACTATACATGGGAGGATGTAATGAACGCAACTGTTTATTATGCGGATAGCTTTAATGCTAATGCAAACGGTTATAAATACATGAAAAACTCTACTTATTTTATCATGAAAGATGGCATATCAGAACTAGCATCAATGATTGAAACACTTCGTGAAAGTGACGAAACAACATTTAGATCTGGGTATGTTAATGACTAGGATAAGTCAGAAGAATTCCGTATTTTTACTACACTATGAGCACAGGAAATAACCAACAACAATCGTCTATTCTAGACGACGTAGTACCCTTGTCTGTAATAAATCAGAAGGGCTTAGACTACATTGAGAATCGCAGAACAGGTAAGATTCAATCTATTATTACCCCTTGGCGTAGCATTAATGATGTTACAATGGGAGGTTTTGAGTGGGGAACTATATCTGTTGTTGCTGCAAGATCTGGAGGTGGTAAGACTACCTTTATGTTAGAGTTCACAAGGAACGTCCATGACTTAAATCCTAATCAGGACTTTATAGTTCTTGACTTTCAGTTTGAGATGACAGATGAAAAGATTGCCTTACGAGAGTATAGTATGGTAACTGGATTATCTGTAAAAGAATTAGCAAGTGCAAAAGCATCTGTTGATCCATTAGTAGTTGATCAGTTAAAGAAATACATTGCTAATAAGCGAGAGTATTCTTTTAGTAACGATAAGATATTTGTTATAACAAAACGATCAACTGTAGCAAACATTAGAGCTTATATCCTTGCTATGTATTCAAAGTACAAGTTACCAATGGTTATTACTATTGACCACAGTTATCTTGTAATGATGGGTACAGAAAAGAGTGAACTAGCAATGTTGCATAATCTAGGTACAATGATGACAGAACTAAAAAAAGCTATACCATGCTTGTTTATTGTTCTTAATCAGATGAACAGAGATATAGAAAGCAACGAAAGAAAACAACCAGGTAAAGCTGGTAACTATCCTAATACTTCTGATATCTACGGAGGTGACGCACTTTATAATCATGCTGATTTAATGCTTGCAATCGATAGACCTTACGAAAAGAATCTTGAGATCTATGGACCAAAGAAATACATCATGCAAGCTAATGATGTTGCTATCCACGTACTTAAAGCTAGAGATGGTAAATCCGATTCTATATTGTTCTTTAAAGGTGACTTTGCAGCAAACAGATTTATTGAGTGTCCAGAGCCTGATACGATTCCAGATCAATCTGGTGGAGGTATATCAACCAAAAGACGAGTAACAACTTTTTAATGTTTAATTAATGTTTAATATGTTCAACAGAAAACCCAGTGCTGACTTCACAGTTATTAGCACATCGCGAAAGTCGGAGCCAGCCCCTCCTAAAAAAGGCGAAACTATTATCAGTCGTAGTATGACAGCTGATGAAAAGAAAGAAATGTACATTCAACTATCAGAATATCATGCTGATGCTGTTGAGATGTTAGGGTATCCTAACGCAAAAGTAGAGTATAAAACTTTATGGCAAGATATACAGACAAGAAACTATTCTGTTAATGTATATGGTAATCAGTTTAGAGAAAACTTCTTCTTTGAGATTCTAAAGATTAATGATGATAAGTCAGCTTATATCCCACAAGATGATAGATATCTATATCAACTAGATCCGACTTGCATATACTGGGAGAAATATACATTAGCCAATGTTAAACAACCGGATAATAAAGAGATAAAAGAAAACTTATTGTTTAGTGTTCCTATTGAAGATTTAATTCCTGTAGCACTGAATGGTAAACTTATTAATAGATCGCCTAATAATAGAGTTGCACAAGCAATGAAAAAAATAGATGACGATCCTATTGATGTATTCGAAAAAGATACTACCTTTGAAGCAGCTAACACAGAAGCTCAAATCCCATTATTTTCTGATGATGACTTTGACTCTCTAATGAAAGATGAGTTTAAAGCAGAAGATCAGCACTATAGTAATCTTAGTGTACTGGATTTGCTGGCGATTATTCAGTGTGAGCCAATCAGCTCTAAGCAGTATCTTAATGAAGCAATAAATACAATAAACAAAAAGAGGAAATAATGGAAGATATTAAGTTACCCACAAGTAAGATTAAAGCAGAAGAGCATAATCCAAAGAATCTAATCATATTCTCAAAACCAAAAGTAGGTAAGACAGAGCTGTTAGCAGGTCTACCTGATTGTTTGATTATGGACTTAGAGAATGGTACTGATTATGTTGATGCAATGAAGATTAAAATATCTTCAGTAAGAGAGTTAAAAGCTGTTGGAGAAGCTATTATTAAAGCAGGTAAGCCATACAAATATATTGCAGTAGATACTATTACTGCTTTAGAAGATGTGTGTTTACCATATGCAGAGGAGTTGTATAGTAAGACATCAATGGGTAAGAACTGGTTTAGTGAGGGTAAGCCGAAGTATACTAGTTTATTAAACTTACCAAACGGTGCAGGCTATCCATGGTTAAGAGAAGCTTTTACTAAAGTAATTGATTATGTAAAGACACTAGCTCCTTACATTATTTTAGTTGGACACGTTAAAGATACTATGTTAGAAAAGAATGGAGCAGAAGTAAATGTTCTTGACCTAGACTTAACAGGTAAACTAAAACGTATCAGTACATCTAATTCAGATGCTATTGGTTACTTATACCGAAAGGGAAAACAAAATATATTGAGTTTCAAAACAACAGACGAGATATCATGTGGAGCGAGACCAGTCCACTTGAGAGATCAGGAAATCGTAGTATCTGAGATGACTGATAAAGGTTTAGTTACCTACTGGGATAAAGTATTTACAAAATAATGTTAAACAAAAAAAAGTAAAAAGACATGATTACTACAAAAGATTTCGCATCAGAGGAAAAAGTTTCAAAAGTTAGCCCAATCTTGGGGCCAGGTGTTACAAAAGCACGTATCACAAATGTTCAGTTACAAGAAAACTATACTTTCAAAACAGATGGTTCTGTTTATTTAGTATTAAACTTAGAAGGTGAGCCTATTACTGATCCTAACTTTCAGGGTTGGTTAATAGATTCTAATAATCCATCAGGTCCTCGTTTCTTAGGTCAGACTGGTCGTGTTAAGTTTAAAGCTTTTCCTATGAAGGATAGCACTATTACTCGTAACATGCCAGATGGTTCATCCAAAGTTATTAACATCAGCAGAGATAACGACTATATTCAGTCTATCATTGCTCTTGCTAATGCATTTGGTCCTGCTATTAGAGAGCAGATTGATATGATTCAAGCAACTGATATCTTCGATCACGTTCAACAAGTATCTCGTATTTTTTCTAATAAGACTATGACATTTGTTATTGCTGCAAAAGGATACAAGAATGCAAAAGGTTATACTGCTTATGACTTGTTCTTACCTTATGATAAGACAGGTAAAAAAGCATTTGCTCTTGCAGGTCAAGAAGATAACTTAATTACTTTTGATAAAGCAGTACACGTTACTGAACCAAAAGAAGATAAGCCAGTTGCTGGTTTTGAGCCAAACAACGACTTCTCATTATAATATTGTTTTTAGTGGTTAGGTAGTAATGCAAGGGTAGAGATTATGTTTCTACCCTTCATTGTTTACCTTAAATAATAAAACTATGTTAAGCACAAAAAATCTGGTATCAGATATAAAACAGGTATCCTCATCATGGATATTCGAGCACTATTGTAAGCTCCCAATGAAGTTAGATGGTCAAGACATAAAGATTAAAAGTTTATTTAACCCAAAAGAACGTACACCTAGCATGTGTATTTACTTTGACAAGAATAAACAAGTCTATAAGTTCAAGGACTTTTCAACAGACAAAGGCGGTGGTGCTATCGATTTTATTAAACATCTATATCAATGTAACTTTGGTCAAGCAGTTGCTATTATTATTGAAGACTACAACGAATTTATTCTACATAACAACGGTGGTTATGATATACAAGAGTTTAAAGCTTACAGTAAGTATCAAGTAAAAGATACTACAACAAGACCTTGGACAACTGCAGATCAATACTACTGGACTAAGTTTAATATTGGTAGTAGACTACTAGAAGGACATAATGTTAAACCACTTAGTGGCTATACTATGTCTAAAGATGATGACGAAGGTTATAAAGAATTAGAGATCACAGGTAAGTATCTGTATGGATACTTTACAGATCAAGGTGAAGTATACAAGATATATCAACCTAAAGTTAAAGACAAGAAGTTTATAAAAGTAAAGAACTACATTCAAGGATCTGAACAGTTAAAAGGACATGACTACTTAGTTATTACTTCAAGCTTGAAAGATTTAATGGCATTAAAATCATTAAAGACAAAGCTAGATGTAATAGCTCCTGACTCAGAGAACAGTATGATCAAGAAAGAAATTATTGATGAGTACAAGACTAAGTATAAAGGAATAGTCACTATCTTTGACAATGATGATGCCGGTGTTAGAGCAATGAAAAAGTATCAAGAGCAGTATAATATACCTTATGTACATCTAAAGATGAGTAAGGACTTAGCTGATTCTGTTAGAGACTTTGGACCTAATGCTGTGCTATTTGAAGTAGTACCTTTAATTCATAGACAAGTAATAAAAGATGAGTCAAACACACTGGTTGCTTAAGAGCAAAAAGATATCTTCCATTAGCATGCTTCCCAAGTATCATGAACTTGAGGGTTTTGTATATAAGATAACTAATCTTAGTACAGGACAGATATACATAGGCAAAAAGTCTTTGTTTCATACAAAGAAGAAGCGTATATCTCAACGTGAGAAAACAGAAACAAAAACAAGGAAGACCTTTGAGTTCGTAAAAAAAGAATCAGATTGGCTTAAGTATTATGGATCAAGCAAAACACTAACAGATGATGTAAAGAAATATGGTGTTGATAAC